AACCTTTGTGAAAAGCCTGCAGCATACAACCTAGGCATGGCTATTCATTACAGCGATCATGACGACCATGGTCTTGCCTTTAAATACTATGCAATCTCATCAAACATTTTATATAAACCTTATTTTTGGTGGGGCACACAGTATAAAATGGATATTGACAAAACAGAGAACCTTTGATATACTGATTACATGAGAGAAACTACAGAAAAAGAATTTGGTATCCCAGCGTGGGACCTGTATTCCTGCGAAATTTGTGGCAGTGTATTGCTTGCTCACACAGTTAAGCTTCATGCAGAGTACCATGGAGACCAACCAGCAGTAACAGCAAAGGAAAGAACTTTGCCTAAATCATGTCCAGTGTGTGCTGAGGTAATTGATATTCCTCTTGATTCAGACGGGGCAATGATTCTTGACATTTATGATGATCATCTAGAAACACATTAGGAGTAACAATGCTTAAGTTTTTGTATGGAATGCTTGCAGGATACTTTGTATCAGTTATTGAAACAGCATTTTGGATAAGGTCAAAGGGTTACAGCCTTCCAAGCGAGATTCCAAATAAGGAAGATAATGAATAACAAAGATAAGATAACTGAATTAACTCAAAAGTGGTACAAATATGTTAATTTAGATCATCATAAGAGTCGTGACTGTGTTTGGTACATTCAAATTTCATATGCTTATGGCAATACGCCAAAGTATAAGGCTTATCACAATGGATATATTATTAGCAGTTGGGATTGTCCTGAGTGTGATACCCTTGAAGATGCAGAACAATGGTTGATTGATAAGCTTGAACGAGAGATTAAAAAAGCAATCATTCATTTGCAAGAGATTATTGAAACGCCAGAAGAAGAGCGGTGGCACAACCCAGCTAGAGCAGATGAAATACTAAAGGAGTTAACGAAGTGAACTTAGATGAATTAACAGAAGATCAAAAAGCAGATGTAATGAATCTTATTATTATGACAGTCAAAGAGATTCGTGAACAATTAGATCAAGATATTTTGTTTACACAGCAAATCTGGGAACGCAAAGGTTTTCTTAAAAGTCGTAGGACTCGTAAAGCATTTGAGGCTTGTCGTGCAATTGTGCAGGGGAAGAATGAAGTGTTTGACAAAGAGCCATCTGCCTAGTATAATTTAATAAAGGGCAGTAGTTCAGTTGGTTAGAGCACCACTCTTATAAGGTGGTTGTCGTTGGTTCAAGTCCAACCTGCCCTACCAAGCACCAGTAGCCAAGTTGGTTAAGGCCCCGAACTCATAATTCGGTTATCGTAGGTTCAAGTCCTACCTGGTGTACCAAGCCTTCGTAGCTCAGGGGATAGAGCGACGGACTTCTAATCCGCAGGTCGCTGGTTCAATTCCAGCCGAGGGCACCAAATTATGGTACAATGTATATATGGAACAGTTAATTACAGTACTTAGAGAACTTCTTGCTGATACAGTGGCACTTAAGTTTAAGGCACACGGATATCACTGGAATGTTGAAGGAGAGAACTTCCCTCAAGCTCATGCTTTCTTTGAGACAATCTATGAAGATTACGATTCAGCAATTGATCCTTTTGCTGAGAGCCTTCGTAGACTAGATACTTACGCTCCATTTAAGCTTTCTCGCCTAACATCACTATCAACTGTCCCTGAATCAGATGTTACTGCAGAGTTTGAAGATATGGCTCTTGATCTTCTTAGATCAAATGACGCAGTACTTGCTAAGCTTAAGGACGCTTTTGATGTTGCATCTGCAGCAAGAGAGCAGGGTATTGCAAACTTCCTTGCTGACCGTATTGATAAGCATTCAAAGTGGCACTGGCAGTTATCTTCAGTAGTTAAAGAAGAGATTCTAGAAGCTCCAGAGATGGAAACTGCTGAAGCAGAGCCATCAATCACAGCATAATTATTAATCTTTAAATATTACAAATATGTGACTACAATCGTCACCAAAATCCATATGCATAAAGTTATAGCCATGTCCCTCTAGGTACATCTTTACTGTCTGCCAATGGTACATAACATCTTCAATTATATAAATACCGCCAGACTTTAGCTTGTAAAATGAATGCTCAAGCATAGTTACAGCAGCCTCATGGTTATGCAAACCATCATCTATAATAATGTCAAACCCATCAACGCCTGTCTGGTTTAGCATGTCATAAATGATTGCTGGATTAGTTTGATCTATATAGTAAGTTTTGATCCTGTCTTCTTCAAATAGGACACGCTCATCAATGTCTGCCCCATGTATGGTGGCATTGGGGAAGTAGTCCCTAAAAGCCCTCAGAGAGGCCCCTGGAAGCCCGTTAGAGCCCATGCTAGAGAGCACGTCATCATTGTTAGTCCCTAGGCCAATCTCAAGAACATTAGTTACGCTATTTCTCATTCCAAAAAATAACATGTGATAAATGTCTGTATATAGGTGGGTCTTCCAGCCACTCAAACAAACATCATCATCTAGGGGAGAGCCCTTATCGCTACCATAATGCTTAGTTAAATTAGATAACTCATTATTGAACTTCTTGTATCTAATTAGTACAGTGTTTAATCTGTTCATTTGTTACCCCTCTTTTTTTACAAACTTATTATAAAAATATTCCATGGCTGATCCCCTTGGCATAACATTTTTATCAATACCACCACGAGTAGTCATTGAGTGATACACAGAAATACTCTTTGATGTTTTCTCAAGCTTTTTGATTTCACGTAAATACTTTGGGTCCCACAACTTCTTCCATTCAGACCAGTGGATACCGCAAAATGTTTCTTGGCTATACGCATACTCCATTAGGTCGTACTTGTGAAAGGTTGTATTGACTAAGGCTGGGCCAACTTCTGTCCATTTGATCTTAGTCTTATCGTGTGCCATTGATTTCTTTATCATGTATTTAATTGCACTGGAGCCCTTTGGCAATGAAAGTACACCACCAGTAACTTTGTCGTGCTCAAGTCCAGCATAAATGTTATCTCTAAAATTCCAGTCTGGTGATAAACAGATTGTATCAGCATCAACCCAAGCCAAGCCAGTCTTATCTATCATCTGATATCTAAATAAATCTGAGAATGCAGCATAAGTGTTCTGAACTAAAAATATTTGATCCTCAGCCATAATCTTGTTTGCATTAGACTTTCTTACACCTTCGGGAACAACTAAATCCATGTCGTACACAAAAAGAGTAATGTCATGCCCATGATAAACAAATGAGGAAAGAGATACTTCTTGTATTTTTGTTAATGGGCCACCAACCCAGAGAGATCCAAACTTAGCCATTATTCTTCTATAATCCTATTCTTCACAAGTTTAATTCTTGTTGCATCAAAGTTGCTGCTTTGATAAAAGATTGGCTTATCTATTGCATAGACATTAAAGTATCTTTGTACTCTTGCAAAACCTTGATCAACATGTACGCTATTATCCATTGAGAACTTTGCAATTCTCTCGCATGTCTTTATGTACTCTTTACTTATATAAAGTATTGCGTGTGTTGCAAGCATGCCATTTACTTTATAGACACCTGGAAAGTCTTTTACTTGTTCAAATAGGTAGTTTCCAGGCTTTGAGTTATCCTTTAGATACCCCCAAGCAGACAGTCCAAGATAAACCGCATCTGCATCATCTGGAACTTCAATCGTTGATGTGTTGTTATTTATCTTACAGTCATCTTCAAGTATAATAGTCTTAGTTGTTATCTGTGAAAGAATATTATAGTGAGAAGTAGCACAACCCTTTAGCGAGTCTCCTTGAACATACTCTCCAGAAGATCTAGAATGCTTTGTAAAACCAAAAGTATCTATTAAAGACTTCATTGATTCGTTTCTATCTGTATCCTTATCCATATTAATATAGACAACTGGAATATTCTTTAGGTTAATCTTCATATACTAATTTTACCATCCCCCGTGATATATTTGCGAGAAAACTGCCTCTTTTCAGCCTTTAGGCCCCTAGCCGTGGCTTTCTGGTCAACAATAAACTTTATGGGGGTCCTTAGCTTTTTGATCTTATAGTCTGTGCATTTTATAATATAATAAGTTAGCCACAGATCATCTAGAATGTAATACTCTTCAGGGCACTTAAAGAAATTCTCATCTAAAAATAACTTAGCATTGCATAGTAGTCCTCCACCACCTGCATAGTTACCCTCTTCGTAATGATTAATCTCTTGCTTACTCCAGTAATCGCCCTCAATAAAATGTGCATAGAAAGACTTAATTACATTTTCATCATATTGATCATAGCAATCCTGAACGAAGGATTCTGGAATTACTTGGTCATCATCTATGAATACAACCTTTGTGTACCCTTTTTCTGCTAAATCTTTTGCTAGGAAGAACCTTCCAAAAATGCTGTATTCATTATTATATTCTTTGATAAAAACATTGTGTGTAAAATTTTTTACACTTTTCTTTGTGGTATTGAGCAGGTGGGGGTCATTGCCAGAGTTATCACATATATACAAATCAAAGTCTGTATTTGTTTGCTTAGCTAATGATTTATATGTGCCTGGTAGATTTTCAAGTCTTTTATAGGTTGTCAAGATAACCGCTAATTGCGACTTATCCTTGGCGTAGTATGCATATAAATAATTCATAATATCAATCATGATAGTGGGGGGCTTTTTGTGCCCCCCAATACCACTACTTCTTTGTTACCTTCTTGGCTGCTGGCTTCTTTGCAACTGCCTTCTTTGCAGGTGCCTTAGCAGTCTTGAGAGCCTTCTCTACAACTTCAACGTCTGGTAGTACACCAAATGCCTTGTCGTTAGGGTTGATTGCTCTAAGGGCTACTGGAGCAAGTGCTGCGACTAGTGCTGTCCAGAGATCCTTTGGATCTGTTACTCCTGCCATGTAAAGTGCGATTACTGAACCAAGGACTGAACGTCCGTATGATGCTAGCATTGCCTGTGTCTTCTTGTTCATATTTTTCCTCCTAGGATATTTTCTAAGGTTAGTCTTCTTTTGGAAGCAACCCTTTCAACTTTTCATACTCTTCAACTATCTTCTTTAAAGAGTAATAGTTTGGCTGCATAGCCATTACATCTCCATGCTCTTTAAAGTAGTTGATTTCTGGCTCAATTGTAGAAACAAAATGTCTCAATCCAGCCTGAAACTCTTCAATATAATCAAATGCCATGTCACGAGAATCAGAAATAAACTTAATAAAGTTTTCTTTATGAACGCTTTCATCGCTTTGAATCTTAACACTCTCAAACTCTACGATAGTTTTTTCAAGAACCATTTTCTCAATAAACAGTTCTTCATATCTCTCACGAAGTTTGTTAGCGTTATAAGCATGCTTACTCCAGTAATCGCCCTCAATAAAATGTGCATAGAAAGACTTAATTACATTTTCATCATATTGATCATAGCAATCCTGAACGAAGGATTCTGGAATTACTTGGTCATCATCTATGAATACAACCTTTGTGTACCCTTTTTCTGCTAAATCTTTTGCTAGGAAGAACCTTCCAAAAATGCTGTATTCATTATTATATTCTTTGATAAAAACATTGTGTGTAAAATTTTTTACACTTTTCTTTGTGGTATTGAGCAGGTGGGGGTCATTGCCAGAGTTATCACATATATACAAATCAAAGTCTGTATTTGTTTGCTTAGCTAATGATTTATATGTGCCTGGTAGATTTTCAAGTCTTTTATAGGTTGTCAAGATAACCGCTAATTGCGACTTATCCTTGGCGTAGTATGCATATAAATAATTCATAATATCAATCATGATAGTGGGGGGCTTTTTGTGCCCCCCAATACCACTACTTCTTTGTTACCTTCTTGGCTGCTGGCTTCTTTGCAACTGCCTTCTTTGCAGGTGCCTTAGCAGTCTTGAGAGCCTTCTCTACAACTTCAACGTCTGGTAGTACACCAAATGCCTTGTCGTTAGGGTTGATTGCTCTAAGGGCTACTGGAGCAAGTGCTGCGACTAGTGCTGTCCAGAGATCCTTTGGATCTGTTACTCCTGCCATGTAAAGTGCGATTACTGAACCAAGGACTGAACGTCCGTATGATGCTAGCATTGCCTGTGTCTTCTTGTTCATATTTTTCCTCCTAGGATATTTTCTAAGGTTAGTCTTCTTTTGGAAGCAACCCTTTCAACTTTTCATACTCTTCAACTATCTTCTTTAAAGAGTAATAGTTTGGCTGCATAGCCATTACATCTCCATGCTCTTTAAAGTAGTTGATTTCTGGCTCAATTGTAGAAACAAAATGTCTCAATCCAGCCTGAAACTCTTCAATATAATCAAATGCCATGTCACGAGAATCAGAAATAAACTTAATAAAGTTTTCTTTATGAACGCTTTCATCGCTTTGAATCTTAACACTCTCAAACTCTACGATAGTTTTTTCAAGAACCATTTTCTCAATAAACAGTTCTTCATATCTCTCACGAAGTTTGTTAGCGTTATAAGCAAGAGTTAAATAAGCACAACTCATTGAGAACAAGCATGTTGATACGATAATCATTGGTAAACTCATGGCTTTACTGCCTCTCTTGTTACTAACACAATCGCTCCATTTTGTTCAAGTGCGTCTTTTAGTCTTACTACATACTGCAAAGCAGCAACCTTTTCATCATGAACCATTCTCTTGAAGTGCATTTCATCTAACTTAATTGTTAAAAAATGCTCGTTATCAATAATCTGCACCCCAAAACCTTTTGGAGGAATGATTGAATGAAAAGCTTTTCTCATATCATCTGTATACATTATTGATCATTACCTTCATATCCAAGTAAATCATCTAATGAGTTAAAACCAGAATCCTTATCTATCTCAAGAGACTTTAAAAGGATATCCCAAGTTTCCTCAACATAACCTTTTGCAACCTCTGTCGGAGTAACAAGCTCTGAATCAATAAGAAACGCAAGAGGAAGACCAAGATCGTTGTACTCAATAAAGTCTGCAAATGCTTTATTGTCTTTATGGTCAACCCAAATTTGAGCAAGGATGAGACAAACATCCTCAAAAGATGTTAGCTCACTTCCATTGTCAAAGCTTTCCATACTTCACCCCACTGATCTTTTGTCTTGTGCTTATTAAACTCTCTTGATATTTCTCCACCTTCTAAGTATACACCACCCCATACGCCCCACTCTTTACCTGAAACGCCATTAGCAAAGCAAACCTTTGCAACTGGACATGATGCACAGAAATTATCTATGTTAGACCTTAAATCAATATCGTCTTCATATTTGTCAAAATATAAATTAGTATCTAATCCAAGGCATTTAGCTTCGTCTTTCCATAAATGCTGCTTCAAGGATTACTCCTTATACTTATTGGGTATATCCCAGCCGTTACTGCCAACTGTGTAAACCTTGTGTAGGTACCACTCGCCATTAACTCTAATGCCTTGTGGAGAAGTACGAGCAATATCTGACCTCTTTAGGTCAACAACATTCCAACCATCCCAGCGAAGATTCTTGTTCTTCTTGACAATTGACTCCATAACTTCAAGCTTTTTTACAATCATTTTTACCCCTTAGTACCTAAAAATTCCGACTTCAATATTTTTGAGTTCGGCTGCTGCTACCAACTTTGTTGCTGATTCCTTTGGCTTACTTAGAAAAGCAAGATAGTTTACATGATCTAAGTTTTCTTCAATGTATGAAGCTGGTACTTTAAAGAACTTAATCTTCTTACCCCTTGCTTTCATACCTCTTTCTGAAAGATTACAGAACTCAGAAACCATAGCATTAATTCGTGCTGGACCAGCAGAATAAATTAGTAGTTCTGTGTCTTCATCTTGCATCGCAGACATTGAAACGCCCATAGCACGAAGAAAGACTTGGTAATCATCAAAGCCTTTCGTTCCCTGCACTGCTATTATCATCTTTATTCCCATTCTTTAAGTTGTCCAGGATGAACAACATCTTTTCAATATCTTTCTTTGACATATCAGTAGTATCAACTGGTTCTGTTGTCTCTATATCAACAGCATTACCAACTGCTTCTGCACAATAAAAAGTATTATTGCTTACCCAATATGCTTTTTCATCTATAAAAATTACCTTAACTGTGCTTTTCTCAATATGCTTTAGCATCTGAGATGGACGCTTAGGTTTTTTGTACAGATCTTTCGGAAGATAGTCCCTTATCATCATATGTAAACTGCTTTGGCTGTATACAATGCCTGGAAAAGGTTTTACTTTTCTTCCTTTATAAAGTATATACGAAGTGATACACATTGTCAAGCCCACCGCAACAATATATTTCACTTTTAAACTTTTCTGTAACTAAATGCACTTCCTGCCCAAGTGTTATCTGCCTTCTTCTTCTCACGCTCTACAATACCACGAGACCATGAGTATCCAGCATCTCCACCCCAAGCAAGCCACATAATGTATCCATTAGAAGGATTTGCTGAGTTTCCCCAGTCCTTGCCCTTCTTGTCTACTTCATGGCGTGAGAAGTACGAATACATTCTCTTAACAGTACTAAGAGACAAGGTTTCGCCTCTTGCTAGTTGCCCTGCACGAGTCCAACCAACTGATGTTCCTGCACCATTAGCCTTACCATCTTCTTTAAACTTAATTGCTCTACGAGCAGCAGATCGTGCTCCTGCTGGAGGAGAGTAACCTTCTGCTTTTTCTACTGAATCAGTTTCATAAACAACAGTATCGTCATCTTCCCAAAGATCATCAGCCTTTTCTGCAGGTACACAGTTTGGAACCATGCTACCACCAGCACCTGGCTTCATACCTCTTTGAACATAACCATCCCAGCATGGAGATTGCTTAGTTACATTTGAGCAGCAATCGCTTTTTGACTCCCCTGCTTTACAAACAGGACAATCTTCACAACTTACATTTAGTTCTTTGCATGTTTCACAACCGCATCCATCATATTGCTTTGATGTTTCTTCATCTTTAATTACAGGAATCTCTTCTATAAGCTGCTTTACAACTGAAGCAAGTTCTCTGATTTGATCTGCTGCTGATATTGAAGCACCAGCATTCATTCCAGAGTGTGAATCTCCTATACCACTTCTGCGTCTTCCGTAACGGATAACATCTTCTTTGGTAGCATCTGTAACATTGGCGTACAAAGCCCTTACTTGTTCTGCTGCCTTACCCTTTGTAGGGTGAGTTCCAACAGTCTTGCCCTTGTCATCTACAACGGCGTACTGCTCTCCTGAGCGTTCAATATGGTATGGCATAGCTTCTCCTTGCTTATACTACGATTATATCAGATTAATTGATCATGATTCTCTTGATTTCAAGCAAGGCAATCTGCTCTTCCCTTGAAATTTGTTCAATTTCATAATCATCAAAAGCTTTATCTGTTAAAGTTACCTTTGGATCGCTGTCTAAAAGGTCCATATCTACAAACCTTTTCTCCCAAAGAGCCATAATATTACGATTAATCTCATTAAGATGCTCTTCGTATAGTTCTGGCATTATTTCTTGGATCAATGGACTAAAAACATAGGTTGGATTACCGCTAATGGGGTCAACTCCAGATTTCTCTATTGCCCCAGTAGCGATAAGCATATCTATGGTTTCATCAATTGGATCCATAAATAAATTCTTCCAACTGCTCTTTAGTCTTTGCTCCGTTAGTTCTGCGTACTTCATTGCCATCCTCAATCAATATGAAAGTAGGGATTGATTTAATCTCAAACTTCTTACATAGTTCTGCATTTTCGTCAGCATCTACGTACTGAAATTTAATTATGCCATCTCTGTCAAGCTCTTCAGCAATTGGACGGACTCGCTTACATGGGTTACACCATTCCGCTGTAAAGTAAAGAACGTGACTCATTTGCCACTCTTTTCTCTAGCCTTCTTAAGAGCATCAAAGTCTTTAATCTTTGTCTCTCCAAGGTATCCCCAAGCATAACCATCATTAATCATCTTGTTATTGATAGACTCAGACTCACCATTAATATATACCCAGCCCAAAATACGACCATACTTTTCAGATGAGTCCATCTTCTCTGTTCGGATAATTACAGACTTAGCATCCTTGAGTTGCTTCTTAAGGTATTCCTTTGCTTCAAGCCCAAGAACCTTCTCAGCCTTATCAGATGTGCGAGATTCAGGGGTATCAATACCAGCCAGTCTTACACGAGATGCAAATAGGATATCAAACCCTAAATCAATAAGAACATCAATGGTATCTCCATCTACTACATTCTCTACTTTTCTTACATAGTATTCATACATTACTTTGAACCCTTAGCTCTCTGGCCTCTGTAGCCTGTCTTCTTCTTGTTCATAGACCCTGGCTTCTTGAACCCTGCTCCGTTTGGAGTAGCAGCAATTCTTTGCTCTAGTGCCTTCTTAATCTTATCGTTATGCTTTCCCATTACTTTTCCAATCTCTTTCTTTCGTCAATAACATCAATCATAAAGTCCATCATCTTCTTATATCCAACAGCATTGTCCATAACCTTGTTGTAATGGTGGGAACAAAATAGCAATTCCCCTGCATTTCCAACTACCTTAACATAAGCTTGTGCTTGGCATCTATCACAACGATCTGTTGCATCTAAAATCCAAACCTTAGTCTCTTCTGTTGTCATTGTATCCATGGATTACTTCTTTCTGTTATCTGTTGAATAAAAACCCGAACCAGTGAACTGAGCCCCTATGGGGGTGTAGTGCCGTTTCATTTCAGCACCACACTTCCCACAAGGGTAACTCTCTTTATAGTTTGCAATACTAGTATTAAATGCAACAGGATTACCGTCACATTCACACTTATATTCATAGATTGGCATATTACTTAGCCTTCAGTGCCTTTAGTGTAGCCTGATCAACAATACCTGTTGTTGGCAATCCCGCCTTCTTTTGGAAGTCTTGGACAGCCTTTGCAGTACCTGGACCAAATGAACCATCAGCCTTAATACCAAGCAATGTCTGAACAGTCTTTACTGAAGAACCCTTTGCACCAGTCTTAATTGGCTTAAATGCTGCAGGCTTCTTAGCTGCTGGCTTTGCAGCAGGAGCTGGAGCATCTGCAACAATGTTGCCCTTAGAAAGCAATGGAGCATTCTCTTCTCCTACATAGATTGGACGACCCCAACCTACAACTGCATTCATGAGTGTCTTGTGCTTTACATATGCACGAGTCTTCTCTACACACATGCCTCCATTGCGTTGGTCTCCCTTAGAAGTTCCTGAAGTGTTTCCTTCAATAACTTGGATAGTTCCATTGCCATTGTTCTTAATGCAAAGACCAACATGTGAAATACGATTTACGCCATCATCTGGGAAATCAAAGAAGATCCAGTCTCCTGGAGTTGGATCATCATTACGAGCATCTGCCCAACGATTATTCTTCTTGAAAAAATCTGCTGCTGCTACTGTTGAAGCAGTCTTAGGATACTTCTTTGGATCTAGTCCAGATGTGAATGCACACCATGAAACAAATGACTGACACCATGGCTGGAAGTTTACACCAGACCACTTACCATACTTTGTTTCGTTATCTTTTGGACCTTCAATAGTTCCAATTTCTTTCTTAGCAACCTCAATGATTGCCTCTACTGTTCCCTTTGTTGCCATAATTACTCCTTTGTTAGCTAACACTTAAGTATATCACTAAGCAGTTTTCTTTGTCAACCTAAGATGTGTACGAATTCTATGACAGTTTGCACATACTACTTCACATTTTGCTATTTCTTTTTTGATGGCTGCCCAAGAAAATCCATCGTGAATCATTCTTGAAATATTATATTTTTTATCTTTTAGGTGATCAAAATCTAAAACTATATGATTATTAACTCCGCAGTCAACACACCCACTAGCCTCTTTAATTTCTTTCAGACGCTTCTTGAATTGCTGCTTATTAAAAGCTACTAATTCTTTCTCTGACATAGATCTTTATTATACACCTAAAATATAAGAGCCTCACGTAGGCGATTCAAGCACTATGGCCCAGGTCATTTAAGATAGGTAACTATTCCATCCCAAGGTCCTACGTGAGGCATACCAGGTATTTTACGTCGCTGTCTCCCCCGACTCTTATATTGTACTACTTGATTTTAATTGTTTTAGGCTTCTTCTCTTCTGGAACTTCCCGCTTTACTACTACATAAAGCATTCCATCATTGAGATCTGCACTATCAACAAACATGTATTCACCTAGGGCAAATGTGCGGGTAAACTTTCTGCCTGCAATTCCCTTGTGAATGTATTCCTCAGCATCCTCTGGACGCTCACCCTTAACTGTAAGAGTGCCATCATGCTCTGTAATGTCAATTGACTCCTTGTTGTAGCCTGCAATTGCAAGCTCTACAACAAAAGTATCTTCATCTACTTTGCGAACATTATATGGAGGGAATCCAGATTGATTGCTTGTTGTGTTTGTAATTCGGTCAAACATTTTATCAAACCCAATAAAGAATGGATCGTTTAACCATGTTGGCCCTAGGCCGTTTGTTGTTACATTGATATAACTCATTATATTTTCTCCTTTTCAGCGAGTTAATTTATGTACCCCCGTAGGCAGTACATATATATTATACCACTTTGCTCTCCCCCTAGGATTCAAACCTAGATTGCTGGTGCCAGAAACCAGAGTCCTGTCAGTTGGACGAAGGGAGATCAGCGGAATAAGTAGGATTTGAACCTACGGTAGAAGACTAACCCCTACGACGGATTAGCAATCCGTTGCCTTAGACCACTCAGCCATTATTCCTTGGAGCGGGTGACCAGAATTGAACTGGCACTATCTGCTTGGAAGGCAGAGGCACTACCATTATGCAACACCCGCATAGTATCTCCAAGGGGAGTTGAACCCCTGTTGCCAGATTGAAAATCTGGAGTGAAACCAGAGTCCTGTCAGTTGGACGAAGGGAGATCAGCGGAATAAGTAGGATTTGAACCTACGGTAGAAGACTAACCCCTACGACGGATTAGCAATCCGTTGCCTTAGACCACTCAGCCATTATTCCTTGGAGCGGGTGACCAGAATTGAACTGGCACTATCTGCTTGGAAGGCAGAGGCACTACCATTATGCAACACCCGCATAGTATCTCCAAGGGGAGTTGAACCCCTGTTGCCAGATTGAAAATCTGGAGTCCTAACCATTAGACGATGGAGACTTGGCTGGTCTGGCAGGTCACGATCCTGCGACATTCGCATTAACAGTGCGACGCTCTACCAACTGAGCTACAGACCAAAAACCTATTACTTTAACAAGGAGTAATACTTTCCTGCCTTTGGTAAGGATGAAACAAAGGTATCCCAGTTTTCACCAGAATTCTTACCTACTGCAAGTGTTGCTGCTACAACTGTAGCAACTGAAGTTCCACTCATTGCTGTCATGACTCCATTTTGGTTTGGAATCTTGACACATGCTGTCTTGACAAAATCAACACAGACTCTTGAGACAATTGTTGTCTTGTCATTTTCATTGCTCATAGGAACAACAGTTCCGTCAGCAATTGCCCCAGTAACTGAGTATACACCATTTACACAGGCTGGGAAGCCAATTTGATTCTTCTTGCTATCATTGCCAGTTGCGACAAAAGTAGCAATATTGCTTGCCTTTAATTTTACCACAGAAGATTCAAAAAGTGAATCAGATGGGCAAGTTCCTGCTGCAAAATTGCTTCTTGACTGACTAATTGACACAGCCTTGATATTAAATCTAGATGTATTATTAGACACCCAAGCAAGTGCACGAGCAAGAGAGCCACCGTCATTGCGAATCATAGAAAATGTGTCATAGACCTTCTCATCTGAAATACGAATAAACACAATATTAATGTTTGGATTAATATAGGTTGCAATCTTTGTCATGTTGTAGCCATGATCAGAACCTTTAATGCTATAGTCATTGATTGCTGCAGAGCCCTTTCCTTCTGAGAAAGAATAGTTTCCTTTTGCATCTCTAAGTTTTTGTCCATTTGGACATGTGTTTAGTGTAAAACAAGCTTCATAAACAACATTTGTAAACTTTGAAGAGTCAATTGCAGAATCAATAATTGCAATTGTTTGTGTCTCTGCTGCTTGAACTGGTTGAACTACTGCAAGTCCAAGAATTACCGCTACTAACCCCACTGCTTTTTTCATTACTATCCACCAATCATTAATCGTACTACATGACAACATGGGTCTCCACCTTGGTCCCACTCTTCTACTTCTTCTTCACTCATGTATTGGTATCCACCATCATGAGTATTACAGTATGGATTAGATATCCATCCTCTGTCAATACCTTCATTGATCCACTTATCAAAGTCAGACCATTCTTGATCTACTAATGTTTCGTCCATATTATAAGTATACCCCTAAATGCTTACTACGTCAACTGGGCCCATGCAAGATGGACTAAATTTAATTGCAGAATTTACTGCACCAATGACACGCTTTCGTGCATCCTTAGCCTTCTGAGTTGCATCAAGATGACCCATTGCATATTCTGCACCTGAACCCATTGCAAGAAATGGAACAGTGTATTTAGATAAAGACATATCTCCAGCAGAGTGCTCATAGATTTCTCCACGAATAGCAATAATCAAACCAAAGTCTGCATCCTTGCCAGTATCAACCCACCAGTCAGTATAGAACTGCTTGAGTTGCTTAATAAACTTAGTCTGCATAAACTTGTCTGTGTCTTTAATGTCAGGGATATACGGATTAAAGTTATAACGAAGACGCTCACCATCCATAGAGCCTGCATATCCAATTAGATATGGGCCTAGCTTCCACACCTTTGGTGCAGTTAGTGCTAGAATAGTACCGTCGTCAGATGCACCACGATCACCAGCCATGTAGATTTTATTATTTATTTCATCACGAACAACTGCAATACAAGTCATGCAGAAACCCCTCCCCAAAATGTCTATATCTAAGTATAGCACTCTGGAAAGGGGCTGTCAAACAGGGTCAAATATGTTTAATTATGCTGTCTTTGATCTTTTTCTGCGTGATTCTACTGCTGCATCCTGAACTGTTACTGCATTTTTATCTGTGGTAGAAAATGCTGCATTGATTTCATCTCTTGTGAGCTTTCCATCATCCATAAATGCACGAGCAAGCTTCTCAACTACAACTGCTACTGCACTAAGTCCAGCAACTGTCATAGCCTTTGCTACTGAAATACCTGCGATTGCTCCTGCACCAATTACTGCAAGTGCATTAGCTGCAAATACCGCAACAATACGCATGAGAATATTCCAAATATTTGTTATGCTATTCATATTATTCCTCCTTATCTTTGTTGTTTGCCTTTGCACCAAAGTACCCACCAATAATACCTATGAGTCCACCCAGTGCTGTTTGTACTAATGTCATTACTTCTGCAGATACTTCTACAGGCTCATGTGTTACTTGAGTTTCCATTGCTGCTGTTACGTAATCACCAACAATGGCAGTAATGATCGCTATTCCTACTAGAATTGCTAAGACATAGATCACTTTGTCTTTCATTCTTCGTCCCCCCTATTTCTAATTGGATAGCTAAGTATCCATGTAATCATAGTGAATATAATTCCATAACCAACTACAGTCTTTGCAGATCCGTCTAAAACCACCCAAGCAATAAACATGCCTAGGAGGGTCCACTGTTGATCAAGAATATCCTTGATTAGTTTTACCATCTTTCGTTCCTCCTTGAACCGCCTGAGTTTGTTCCACCACTTGGTCCACCACCTGATGACCCACCACCTGCTGGTGCTGAACCACCTGTTGCAACACCTACAGCATTTAGTGCTGCACCTGCTGCCACAACTGTTGCTACAACCATATCGGTTGCTTCTTTTCTTTCTGATGGAGTCATGTCTGCTCCAATGCTTCCAAGTGCTGCAATCGCTGCTCCTGGATCTGTTAATGCTGCTTCCAGTAATGCTCCTGGATCTTGAACTAATTCTACATTTGCTGCTACTTCAGCAGTAATAACGAGTACTTCTCCAGACTCAGATGTTCTAACTGCTACTGGTGTTTCTGGTGGAAGGTCTGCATATGAAACTCCAGATGCTTTGACTTCTGCTGCTGAAATAGATTCCCCTGGCTTTAGGTCTGCAACCAATGCTTCTACAACGACTGCCTTATCTTCTTCAGATAATTCTTTTCCTGCTTTAGCTTCTTCTGCTAGTTTATCTAATTTCTCTTGCTCTGCCTTTTTAGCATCTGCTTCAGCTTTTGCTTTTTCTTCTTCAGCCTTAGCCTTTGCCTCCTCTGCAGCCTTTTCTTCTGCTAACTTTTTAGCATCTGCTTCTGCCTTAGCCTTGGCTTCGGCTTCTGCTTTAGCCTTTTCTTCTTCTGCTGCTTTAGCTTTTGCCTCAGCTTCTAGTCTATCTGCTTCTGCTTTATCTGCTTCTGCCTTGGCTTTTGCAGCTGCTTCTTCTGCTGCTATACGATCAGCCTCTGCCTTTGCAGCTGCTTCTTCTGCAGCAATTCTCTCTGCTTCTGCTTTAGCTGCAG